AAATAGAGTGGCAAAAACAATATTTTATTGATAATTTTAATAAATATTTTAAAGAGTGTATAACACAATAAAAACACTTATTGCAAAGACAGGATTAAGTGCTGAACAAATTATTTATCTTACTTCTTTAAGTAGGAGAGATGGATTTGTCAGCACTTATCCTAAACCTTTCTTTAAAGGTGATTTAAGAGAGCTTATTGATAGAGGTTATATTGTAGGAACTGTTGAAACTCCTGCAAGTAATATTATAACTCCTGAAGGATTTAATGCTATTTTTATAGATGAAGATGTTGCAGCTAATGAAATATGGAATCTTTATCCAAGTTATTTTGATAAATATCAAACAAAGAGTATGGATAAAGAGATGTTTATTATGCTGTATCAAAAGAAAATAGACAATCTTAAAGATAAGCATGAAGAAATTAAAGAACTATTAATTAAAGCTATTGAATATGGTTGGATTAATAGAAAAATTGAAATGTGGATTCGTTCAGAACAATGGAACGAATGGAAAGAACAATTACAACAGATGAAACCAAACAATGACAGAACAACAGAGTTCACTTAAAATTGCTCAAATACTAACTGGTGTAGAAAAGGTAAACAAAGAAGTTATAGAAGGTATGACTGGTATCCAGGCATATCTAAAATGTAGATGGAGTAGAGTAAATAGATCTATGTTAGGTGGCTGGAGATTTAACAATAATTATGTTATTGCTGGATTATCAGGTCATGGTAAATCATGGATATTAAATTTATTACTTCAAGATTTTTGTGATAGAGAATTGAATAAAGCTTATACAAGAGATTATAAGATATTACATTTTGGTTTAGAGATGTCTATGACTGATGAAATACTAAGACAAGTATCTACAAGAACTAAAATATCTTATGAAAATCTTATATCAGCTAATTCACCTTTAACTTCTATAGAATACGAGTTAGTTAAAAACTCTTTGGAAAAAATTAAAGAAATGCCTATATGGATAGTTGAAGAACCTGGTACAATACAACAGGTCTACAATACTATAGAAAAATTTCATTCAAGATTTCCAGATAGTCAATTTATTATTACTTTAGACCACAGTTTATTACTTAATAATACTGGTGGTGATGAACTAAAACTAATTGCAGAAACAGCTAAAATGTTTATGCTTATAAGAAAAAGATTTGGTTCAATGAATATCTTGTTGGCACAGTTGAATACTAATATTGAAAAAGATGAAAGAAGAACAACTGTACCATCTAAGAAATTTTTAAATTATCCCCAGAAGAGTGACCTTCATGGGAGTCAAGGTCTGTTTCATGCAGCAGACTTTGTGGTAGTGGTACATCAACCTGCCTTGCTAAATTTAGAACTATACGGTACAGCGAATCATCCTACAACAGACTTGGTAGCATGGCATTTGATTAAAGCAAGAAAAGGAACGCCTAAATACATTAGGCTAAGACAACAATTAAACCAAGGTAACATCATAGAATGGATGGAATGACATTAAAACAACAAATTTTAGACATCATGGAAAACTTCCCTGATGCAAGAGAGTGTAACCTTACACTCTATAATGCTCTATGTGATGAGTATTACAATGATATGTCAAACAGATATTATAGAAGTGAGAATTTGGAAATGCCTTTATTTGAGGTAATTCCTGTAGTAGAATATTTAAGGCTACTAAAAGAAAAAAAACTTCCGTATTTATCTGAAGTAATTAAAATTAGAAATAGAATAAAATGAGTAGTATAGCAATAGTAGGAGAATCTGGTACAGGTAAATCTACTTCTTATGGTAATATTCCAGAACTTAATATTAAAGGATTAAATGCTAAAGAAACTGTAATTATTAATGTAGCAAATAAAGACCTTCCTTTCAGAGGATGGAAAAAACTTTATACAGGTAAAGTATCAGATAATGGCAATTATTTTGAAAATTCAGATGCAAATTTAATAGCACAATGTATTAATTTTGTTAGTAAATCAAGAACAGATATTAAAAATATCATAATTGATGATGCACAATATATTATGGCTTTTGAATTTATGCGTAGAGCTAAAGAATCAGGCTATGGTAAATTTGCAGATTTAGGAGTAAATCTAGCTAAAGTTGTTGAAGCAGCAAGAGTTTCTCGTAATGATTTAAAAGTATATTTTTTATGGCATCCTGAAGTTGATAGAGAAATGGGGTATAAGATGAAGACAGTTGGAAAAATGGTTACCGATTATCTTACATTAGAAGGATTATTTTCAGTAATTTTATATACTAAAGTTTCTAAAGGAGCTGATAATAAAATTCATTATGAATTTGTTACTAATACAGACGGTCAATTTCCAGCTAAAAGTCCTATAGGAATGTTTTCAGAATTATATATTCCTAATGATTTAGGTATTGTATCAGAATTAATAGATAAATACAATGAAGGAGAATAATTTTGAAGCAGAAATATCTCTGCAATATTATGAACTATTATGTCAAACAATTAAAAATTAAAATATGAGTTTCGGTGCAAAAAAAGAAGATGTACGAGAATTTAAAGCAAGTGTATATATTACATACGGAGTACAAGTATTAAAAATTAATGATATTCAAATTGAGTATTCTGCACAAAAGAATACACCAAGATTAAAATTTATTGTAGAAAGTGAACTTGTAACTGAAGCAGGATTTGTAGCAGACCCATCAGCATTGTCTGGTGGTAAAGTAGGTACTATTCGTTCAGGATGGTTAGCAACAGATGATCAGAAAACTGAGTTATCAAAAAATATGATTTTTATAGCAAGAGCTATTCTTAAATCAGATGAAACTCCTCTAGATGGTTATTTTGCTGAAACACTTGAACAATATATTGAAAAAGTTAAAAGTGTAATTTGTGGTAAATTTACTAACTTTTCAGTAGGGGCTGAAGAGTATCTAAAAACAGATGGTAAGAAAGGAATTTCTTTAAAGTTCTTACGTTTTGGATTTGTAAGTTCTGATATTAATAAACTTAAATTCGATAAAGAAAATGAATATCATTATAAAAAACTTACTGTAATACCTGATAAAGAAATTGAATTACCTGACTATACTGAAGAAGAGGCTAAGGATTTAGTATTTTAATATGTACGGAGCAGAAGCCGAATGGAACGAAGAATTGCTTCTGCAAAAGATTGGGGATTATGAAATATTTAAATTTTATATTCCCAATTTTATTGAAATAGGAAAAAGTTTTTCTTCACCATTTAGAAAGGACAATAACCCATCATGTAATATCATAGAATATAACAATAGACTATGGTATAAAGATTTTGGTGATCCTAATCAATTTAAAGCTGAAACTTGTGTTCAGCTTATTATGAGATTATACTCTCTTGATTACAAAACAACTATTCAAAAAATTCGTAGTGATTTATTAGTTAAAAGATTTAAACCTGTAATTCAAGAAGTCAAGAAAATTAAAAAACAGTCCAATACAAAAATAAGAATTAAAAGAAGAGAATGGACTGAAGAAGATGAAAACTACTGGAGACAATACGGAATAACAATAGACTTGTTAGAGCAATATAATGTGTCTCCTATATCCCATTTTTGGATAATTAAAGATGAAACTATACTTATCCAAGCTCAAACTTTATGTTATTCATTTGATTATTATTGGAATGAAGGGATATTCAGAAGAAAAATTTATCAGCCATTAGCTGATAAGAAAGAGAAATGGTTTTCTGTTAATGATACAACTGTAATACAAGGTTGGAAAATGTTACCAAAAACAGGAGATATTTTAATTATTACAAAATCCCTTAAAGACGTAATAACACTTAGAGTAGCTGGTTATTATGCTATAGCATCTAATTCAGAGAGTTCTTTTATACCTGAATCAGTATTTAATAAGTTAAAAAAAAGATGGAATAAAATAATAATATGGTACGATAATGATGAAACAGGTCTCATTCGTGCTAAAATATATTCAGATAAATATAATATCCCTTTTATAACTACTGATGATATAGAAAAAGACCCTTCAGACTATAGAAAAGCTTATGGCGAAATTAAATTTTTAAATTTATTAAAACAAAAATTAATATGCGAGTAATACGTGTAGTTAGCTCAACTCATCAAAATGAGCCTTTCGTTTTCAATTCTGATATTATGACTTTCGGAGAATTATCAATTGTTCTTAATCATGATTATGGTATTGATACAAACAATATGTCAGTTCGTGTTAAAGAAACAAGAAATACTTTGGAATTGGATTCAGCAGTTCTTCCAGCAACTGACTTCACAATTTATTGTACAGTTAAGAAAACTGGTGGAGCATGTGATTCAGTTGAAGAATTAAGAACGAAAATTAATAA